CAGATGGAGGGGGAGGAGGGGGAGGAGGAGGGGGGCTGGGGGAATATGGTGGAGTAGGTGGTGATAATCCATCCACATCTAAGAAAAATGTTCCTAAAAGAGCATCCCATAAAGTTCTTGATTGAAATGGAATATTATTGGAGGAAGAACATTCGAACCGAAACGCAATATATTGTGATGTAAAATGATCATTATCTTGAACAATCAACCAATCACATGATAAATAGTTTTCAATATAACCGACTTGTAAAACTGTATGACCTATACCAGCTTCAGTATTATATTCTTCTTGTAAATCATAATTATTAAGTTGGTGTGGACCCAATTTGTAAATATATATATTGTCATTGTCATATGTAGATTCTTGAGCCCAATTATATGAATCTAGAAACAATATAACTGGTTTATTTTTGTCTATAGCATTTTTTAAAAACTGGAAAGTTTGTTTTTGATCTGTATTGTCAAACAACTCTTTCGTTACCATGTTATTAAAAGAATAGAACCCGAGGGAGGAAGACGACTTTGTTCTCCCAATTGATGCATACATTATTCCATGAAAAATACTATTCATATAAAATGCTTCAGCACCTTGAATGGCATCCAACATTTTTGTTCCTTTATGTTGTGATTGTTGTGATGGTACTACTTTTAAATCTACTGCACCTTTATCGTTTGTATTGAACCACCATGAAAATGAAGGTATATTAGGACTTGAAATGTGAGACCATGAATGACTATAGTGATTACTCTGAATAGTTGGACCGTCATATACGTAATCTCTCCACCCATAAGAATAGTCATACTGATAATCGGGAACAGGAACTGTGAATGGGATTTGCATTGCGTCATTGAATTTAAGATGTGGATTATGTATATCATAAAAATATCTGAACTGAGAAGAAAATGCCGTCGGAGTACACAAATCTCTATCTACAACAGTAGGTTGATAAGACCAAGGTTGTTGTGAATCTGGAACATTTTGAATAATATGGTACAGATTTGACATTCTTTCTTATATCTAGAAAAAATATTATCAACTTTTAATTGGTATAAACGTATTTTTTATTCTGGAAAATAGTTTATCAACAATTGGTATGGATAATAAATTTGGTTCTTTTTCCAATACCATAAATGATGTATATGCAAGATGCAATGCCCAAGAAGATGATACCCATATTTCTACGAGTGCTGTTCCAAAAAGTACCCACAATACCGCAATTATTCTATAACAATTACTATCATATTTTACAAAAGTATTATAACAATCCCTACAAATTAAATGAAAACATCGTACCCATACTATAATCATACTCGACTGGAAAAGAGTGGCAAAATAACTTTTTGATTTGTATCCCAATAGGAAGAATTCTCCATTATCGTTGATAAATCTTTGTGAAATCTGTACAATAATAAGAATGCTTAATAAAGATACTAACAAATATATCAAAAAGCTTTTATTTGTTGTATACTCTCCACATGTTACACATACCGTTGGACCAAGAAAAATTATAATAAATGAAAATGGTTGCGTTATAAATGTTACAGTTGTAATCGTAATATAATCATACCACATATAAGATGCTTCGGATGTATTTTTGAGAAAGTATATAAAATTTTCGCCTTCATATGGAAGAAATAAACTTATATACATCATTGATGTCAATATAACTGCGGAAATCGCCAAAGGTGCTTCCGTATATTTCAATGGAATAAATATTCCGAATGGTATAGGTAGTATCCATGTTAAAAATATGAAACCAATATTGTTAGAAAACCAACCCCACATTGCTAAAAATAAACTTGATATTTCGTTATAATTACTTATTCTAAATATTATTTCGGTTGGTATAAAATAAATTCCCATAAAAAAAGCAAGTAAATAACTAGACAGTGAAAGTAAAAAGAATAGTGGTTTTTTCCACTCTGTTTTTTTTTCTAAAATATTTTCAGAATTTTCTATATTAATTTTATAAGAAATAGTATTACGTTTTGAAATATATCCCAAAGAGTTTGACATTTATTTATTGACAATTGAAATTTTTTACATGATAACATCTAAAATATTTTTTTTAAATCTAACATGTCTGTTATCCTTTAACCAATAATAATTCCACCAATCAAACTGGACCAATTGTTTATATTGTGGATCAAAGCCTAAGAGAAAGGGAACAAACATTTTATACAATGCAGGTAAATTCTGCACGACAAGTTACAAGAACGCTACCTGCGTTGAATCTAGGAAGAGTTTTTAAAGCATACAATATTAAAGGGAATATTGGAATTTATGATGAAGAAACGGGAAATGTTTGGTTTGATTATGATTTACATTCAACAAAAATTGAAAATTTGCACGAATACGAAGAAGTAGAACTATTGAATTTTCCTTCAAATTATGGACAAGAAAAGAATGCGGTAATTGGAGGGATAGGAAGAACATTAAGAATTGTTGGTTTGATAAAGGGTCATGCAGATTTTACACGTCTACATGGAAAGACCCATGTGACTATTTATGCAACCAATATTTCTGATGAAACATCCTTTCAAGAAAGGATGGATGAATTAAATGTTTCGATCGAAGAAATTGAAAATGGTGATGATGAATATGGTTTAGTCGCAAGCCTTTACTGTGATGTCAGTAATTTGCATACAATCTGTGCTAATATTTTTAGAATGGGTTCAAGTGTCTTTGTCACAGATAATAACGTGAATTCTTTCGAATGTTTGGGTATAGAGCGTTTGGATAGAAGGGACGAAGAACCCAAAAGAGCACCGGAAAATTGGAATTATTCATATCTACCAGACGATTGGATTGGTGTACCCACCCTATGGAGCAATATCGCTTTAAATTTTGTAAATTGTGATATTGAAAATATACCACAACCTTTGAGGCAATATGTAGCAGCGTATAGAATTATCAACGAACCAGAAAATACAGATTTATTAAATAGCATCAATGATTACAAATGGGTAAGTTCTTCTCTTGAAACCAACCAAAGTAGACAACTTATTCTTGCAAATTATATTCTCAATGTCGAAAAAAACAAAGATCCGGTTCAAATAAAACTCTGTACAAACATTTTATGGAGATACCTTATAATGAGAGGTTATAGTTCAAGATGGCTTGGTAAATACGATCAAAATGCATTATTTTTAGGAAATGGACTATCAATAAGAAGATTCAAAAATTTGAATCAATATGATACATCGAATTTGACCATTAGTGTTTTAGAAAAAGTTTATAAAAAAGATGGTACAATAAAGGGAAAAGGAAGTAAAGGATCGAGAAGCAAATATGCTTCAATAGAAAAACGTTATATACCCAAACGACGAATGAAAACAAATAATAATATGGAGGATGTTATGAAAAAAAAATAGTTTTAGGTGTGCTGTAATATTTTGTATCTAACAATTTTTTTCATAATGAACTTAGCAACTCCTCAATTTGGTAGTCAATATCTTCTATTTTTTTCATATATACGTTTTTTTGAACTCTTAGTCTATCAACTTCTTCGTAAACTTCATGCAACTCTCTATTTTTTTGTCTTTGGTATGCCATAATACGTTCAAAAACCTCGTCTTTTTCAGGAGGGGCATTTTGTTTTTCTTCTTCTTCACGTTTTAATTTAAAAAGTATTCTCTTTACAAGAGAATCCCAATCTTTTGTTATAACTTCTAAAAATGTCATCATTTCGGCTTGAGGAATATCTGTTGTAAACATGAAAAAATTAAACATATTTTTGTCGTTGACAATACTTAAAATCTCTTTAGAACCGATTGTATCTGCATTTGTTTTTAAATAACTATACGTTGAATAAATTTTTTTAAACTTGTTTATAAGCTGATCATACGCATCTGTGCGTGCTGTATTAAACTGTGGTGAGTATTTTACATTTTTATCATTAAAATATCTTTCTATTTTTTTAATAAACTGAGTTTCTGTGTCAACATCAATTTCTATTTTTTTTGTATTCTTCCCTCGGAATACAAAATTTTCCCAAGCATGTCTCATTTGTTTATTGAAAACTTTATAAAATACACTTCTCATGTGTACATGTTGTGGAGGATTGAAAAAAGTCAGGTTTGCAGAATTCTTTATTAGAAGAAGTCGCCTTCATTTTTTTACAAACAATATGCTGCAATAGTCGCATGAGTACAAATGTGACATCAGGAGATGATAAACATGTATTCAAAAACTTTAAAAAGTATTTATAATTTATCCGTTACTTTTTATTCTATAAAAGGAACATGGGTGAAATTTTAAAAAAGCGGGAGGGGGGAGGAATGGAAAAAAGGGGGAGGGAGAGGAACCTATTTGTATATGCTCGACCACACCCTCATATCAAAATCGATCATGTGACGGAGTGGTTAGGGAGGGTGCAGAATTAGAAACACAAGTTCACCGGTTCGAATCTCGCTGTAGGCAAAAAAAATATGTTAAAAACATTGTAGGTAAGTTCAAAGTAAGCAGAAAAAATTAACTAGAATGTGTAAAAAGGTAAGGAAAGGAGGGGGGTGGGTAAACCCGTCACATGATCGATAAAATAAGATCGGATGCCCGAGTGGTCTAAGGGGTGTGACTCAAGATCACATGGCGAAAGCCTCGTGGGTTCGAACCCCACTCCGATCATTTTGTTTTTTTAATCTTTTGAAATATCTGTTTTTAAATTCATTTTTTCTTCTATACTTGCAACTTTCCATAAAGGATGATCACCGTCATCAGGATCATCACATATTGGGTGTCCAACCGAATTATTCCATGATTTTTTTGTTACTATCTCTTCTTTTAAGTTTGATTTTTTTTTATTCTTGCTACTTTGCCTGGTATTGTAAGAATGTTGTATATTCTTTTCCATTTTATTAAACAAGGAAAAAAATAATAACTTTAAATGTCAATTCTTGTAAGTTTTTTAAACACTGAAAAATACAGAAGAGAAATTATCAGAAGCGTGTTCAACATATCCAACGTGTCAATAATGTTCATAACGGGATTTCTTCAAGTTTACGAAAAAGATGCACTTCAAGTTCACAAAAATTAAAACCAACATCGTATTTTTTGGATATGTCTCAGATTTTAATTTATAAATACATCTGAAATACCTGTATAATATTCAGATGCCGTAACTCGCTACATCAAAACACAAGACGACTAGAAACACACATTTGATCCAACATGGAAAACGCACTTGTTATCTACGACGCTGACCTTCCCATCCATATGAAAGGAGGTATGCTAAAACTAAAAGAAACAGTTGGAAGTCTACTAGAACATAAATTTGATTTCAGTTCATCACCGGACATTGAAAAACTAAAGAATTGTTTGCAAGAAATAGATAGAGAATTGAGTCATGGCTTGAACGAAATCAAGAATCATGGGTATATTACAGAAGGTATGGCAAATGGTGAACCAACACCTGATTGGGTACCAATCAATAAAAAACAAGCTTTGAAGGAAGCAAAAGAAGAACTATCAAAAGAAGATTCTATGAATAAACCAAAAGTAGATAAAAGAAGCAAAAGTGCATATACGGAAGAAGAATGGAATGATAAAAAGGAAAAAAAAAAGGAAATTTTAAATGAAAAGAAAAGAAAGTTGGAAACTTATGATTCACTACAAGAAGAACTAGATATGTACAAGGAAAAAGCACGTAGTTATAAAGAAAAGTATATGAGATGCAAGGCATATTTCTTGACAAATAATATAAACATTCCAGAATAAATATAACTAAAAATCACGCTGTGTAACATTGTACAAATCCGTAGAAATGTCGAATACAATATTTTTTAGATTTTTTTCGTATTGTAATTTGTTTACAATCTTAAAAATTTCATGTGCTTGACTTTTATTCAAAGATGCAATCTTTCTCTTCAATACACACAATACTTCTTCGTTTGTTCTTCGTAAGTGCCTTGCATCATCAAATATTTCTTCGAATTCTGTCACAGTTTCCTTCATTCTTTTTATAATAAATTATAAAAGAAATTTTACGGATTAAATTCCCATCCCAAATCATTACAAATTTTCACAAACACTTCATCCTGAAGGGCGAGTTTTTCCTTACCTTTTAATAAACTTAAACCATCCAACATATGGTGAAGACCCAATATCTGAAAACATCTATATAAAACATATGAATAAGATAGAAAATTTTTCCTAGATTTTGGTGCATGCTTTTCAAAAACTGGCTGCATTTTCATAAACATTCTTTTTAATACCTCTTCAGTTTCTGCAGAAATTCTAAGTGGTCTTATACCTGATATCCTACTTGTTATTTGACAAACATGATCGTATGATTTCCTAAGTTTTAATGTTTTCAAAGCTTCTCGTACTTTTTTTTGTGTGATATCTTTTGTATTAGTTATTCTCTGTCTATACAATTCTTCCATAACTTTATATAATATTTCCTCTGGTACTTCGTAATTTTCTTTTCCTTGACAATGAGCAATCCATTGAGTAAAATGATTTACACGTTTATAACTAAAAATTGAAAACTCCACTGTATCATCGTAACTTGTATTTTGCGTAGTTGCATCCAAATACGATGATGAATATCCACACTCAGGACATGTCATCAGAGATTTTGATTGCAAAAGCAATAGTTTTGCATCACATGTTGGACACTCGTCACGTACAGATAATACTACACGTGGTGGTGATTTTCCTATTTCTGCTAAATATTCATTAACAAGTGCAGCTTGTCTTTGGGAAGTCATATCCGCTTGCTTTACATACGCGTCTATAGTATCGCGTTTCTTTGAAGATCCATTATTATTTATACCAACTTCTATTCTTTGATTATAAGTTTGTAAATACGTAACTACCATTTTTTCATATTCATGTTCTCTTACCATTGATTCTCTAATATCTGCTTCTTTTTCTAGTTCATTTGCTTCTAATAACATATCCTTTTTTTCTCGATAAAGCCAACGACTGTTTACATTATTATATTTATCTCTTATTTCAGATGCTAAAATCCGAAGTTTGGGTGCATCTTCACGCTCTGATACCAACTGTTCGCGTTTCATCTCAATGTGTTTTTCTAATGGTACCATATTAGGATCATTCGATCCTTTTTTTTGACGTTTCGTTGAATGTGTACAGTCCATAATATATATGATTAATATAATAACCAAAAAAAAATACTGATTGTTAAACATATTTTTTTTTTATAATAGTAATAAAATGGAAAAACTTTCAACCATATTTGATTCACCAGAAGTAGCCGACGCTTCAAAAAAAATAAGTGAAAAATTAAAAGATCTTCAAGTTGATGAAGTTAAACTAAACAAAATTTCAGAAGATATTGCGGAAAATGTTGCATCCACATCTCTTGAATCATATTCAAAACTATTTATAAATAGTATTTCTCTTATTGTAGGACTTCTTACACTAATATTCGCTTCAATAATCGTACTAAATCATGCAGTTTTGATGGAGGACCCTAATATTCTCCGCATTACAATACCCATGGGTATATTAGTTACACTAATTATTGTATTCTTTATACGAACAAAATTATCAAGCACATTAAATAAGTAGAAATTGTTACCTTTAACTAAACTAAACCTATTTTTTTGTTATAACAACGTCTACATAAAGCTTCATAAATAGCAGTATCACCTATCATAAATTGCTCTTCATTTTCCACATTACGATATGTAAAAATCGCATCAGCAACTTTGCATTCTTTACAAAGTGCTTTTATTTTCAAAACATCATCACAAAGAGGAATTATATCTAATAACGTTCCAAATTTTTGTCGTCTAAAATCACCATCTAACCCACAGACGTAAACTCTTTTATTCTTAGAGTTCACCAACCAATCTACACAATCATATAAATCTTTAAAAAATTGACACTCGTTTATAAAATAAATATCGTATTCTTCACTTTTTTCATAAGGATTGTCATAAAAATTAAAAAAATCGTTCAAATTTTTACAAGTTGTGGTATTCTTAACCGTTATATTGTTATGTGTTGATGTAAAATCACATTCATCACTTCCAAACCTTATGTCACTTTTATGATTTATAAAACAACATTTGAAGTCACAATGTAAATGTCTATTATATTCACGAATTAACTCTGTTGTTTTACCAGAAGTCATCGGCCCCATTATCACTTTGAGGTAACCAAAACTTTCCATTTTTTTCATAAGTTTATTGTGCACGGTTATATTCTGATTTTAAATTAGGATTTTTTGAGAGAATAACTGAAATACACTATTCAATCTTACATTTTTAACACTCCAACCCCGTGCATTACGACTCGACTCTACAATCCATCATTTTTGGGATGAACGGGGATGGCCACAACAACTTGTGGTGCCTTCTTCTTTTCCACCTTCTCAAGTGCGGAATTGCACTGAGTGCACTTCATACATGCAGTAGGAATATTCTCAATCATCTTGTCGCACGTGGTACAGAACTTG